TCGGCAATCCGTCATGGGTGGACTTCAGCAATGGTCGCTACCTGATGGGCCTGGGTGCCCGTTGTCAGGCAGTCGGCGAGACGTTCATGTTCGTGCCCATCGATGGTGCCGGCAGCGTGTTCTCTGACTACGGTGCCGCGCTCGCGGCGCTGTGCCAGGCAGACTGGTCGTCTGGTCAGATCTACGGTGGCACGCCGGAGGAGGCATTCAATGTCGATACCGGCCCAAGCGTCAACACGCCAGCTACGGTCGCGGACAACCAACTCCGCGCGGTCGTGGCTGTGCGCCCGTCACCGTTCGCGGAGTTGGTCACGATCCTCATCGTGAACACCCCGATCACCCAGGCGGTGAGCTAGCATGGCCGGAGGACCCACTCGTCAAGATACCCACCGGATCACTTGCAGCATCGAGAACCGCGCAACAGGCAAGATGCAGTTCTACGGTGTCTGGGACAAGTGGACCGGTGGCGAGGTCGACTCAGATGCGACCAACTACTACCCCGGCGGCATGGCAGATCCCGTGTCGCTCGGTGGTCGGCGGACAACCGCCAATGTGGTGCTCTCGAGGCTGTATCGTCTCGAGCGCGATCACTTGCACATCCAGGAGTGGATCAACGCTGCGGGCAAGTCCCAGGCGACGATCAGCCGTCAGCCGTTGGACATCAACGGCAACGTGTTCGGGAAGCCGATCGCGTATCGCGGCATCTTGAAGAAGGTCACTCCGCCACCGCTCGACTCGGAGCAGTCCACAGCGGCTCTGGTCGAACTGGAGTTCACCATCACAGGGTTCCCGACGGTCTCATAGCGGGATCCTCAAGGAGGGAGCGCATGTCCGAAGAACATCTCGAGGATCAGCCCAACCTGGGTGAGACCTCGGAGTATGCTGCGAGCGGGCTGCCGTCTGAAGAGACGAGCAGCCTGCTCGACATGCTCGCACAGGAGAGGGATGAGCTTGCTACTGAAAGGGAGACGTTCATCCCAATCCCCGGCTACGGTCGGGACAGCGGAGTCACGATGTACGTGAAGTACAGGCTGCTCGGCGGTGAGGAGATGGCAAGCATCGGCCGTAAGGTGCAGCGTGAGTTCCGCAAGAGCCAGCAGTATGAGCGCATCCTGTACGCATCGATCGACACGATGATCGCCGCGTGTCTGGGATTCTACGCGCAGCAGGGCAACAACGGTGACAAGATCGAACTGCCACTGTACAACTATGACGTCGAGCTTGCCCGAGCACTCAAGTTCGACGACAAGATCGACCCGAACAATCCGGCACGCTCCTGCGTGATGGCGCTGTTCGGGAACAACATGATCGCTGTTCAGCAACACACCCTGATCCTGGGCCGGTGGATGGGTGACACTACCATCGACGCAACCGCCGAGTTCCTGGACCAAGGGGGAAACCTGTAGGGCGTGCTGAGATTGAAACCGCTGCATACATCGCTGTGTTCGGGATGGATCCCATGGCCTTTCTCAAGACCAGGGATCCTCTCAAGCGCGAGCTCATGCAGCGGATCGCTATCGCTGCCCGAGAACTGCAGCGGAAGCTGGATCAAGAGCGCGCCATTCTACACGCAAACGAGATCGGTAAGATCCTCAACAAGATGTTTGGTGGGAAGTAATGCCGCCTGTTGATCCAGTCATCCTCGAGACCATCCTCACGGGCTGGCGTGAGGTGGTCGCGGGTGTAGAGGCTGAGACGGCTGCTTTCAGAGAGCTAGGCATCCAGACAGCGCTAGCCGGAGACAAGGCTGTCACCGCTGCTCGCAAGGAAGAGATCTTCAACCAGGCGACGTTCACCGGGCGTCGCATGGTGTACGCCGGAACACTGGCACTGGTAGCTGCCGGCGCTGCCGTGGTCAAGCTGGGATGGAACTACCAGAGCGCCATGCAGCAGGCAAGTGTGGCTATGGCCCCGGTGTTCAAGAACACAGGAGCTCTGAACAAGGAGCTACAGCATCTGTTCCAGGTCACTGCGTTCTCACCGTTCCAGTACAAGGATGTCACCACCGCGTTCCGCTCGCTGTACTTCGGCCTCAAGTACGCACCAGGTGTCACCGACCCGGTAGCGACCGCCAACAAGACGCTGCAGTCCTTGCTTGACGCTCTGTCAGCTGCCGGCAAGGCGACGCCTGCTAACCTACAGCGCGCGTCGATCGCGCTCCAGCACATGGCCTACTCGGGCAGGCTCACAGGCTACGCTGTCAACCAGTTGTCCCGTGACGGCATCCCGATGCTGCCGGTGCTCAACAACCTGCTGCACATTACCGGCGACGAGATTCACCGTATCGGATCTCTCAACGTTCCTGTGCAGCAGGTGCTTGACGGCATCAACAAGTTCATCGAGACGCACCCTGGCTACAGGATGGCGGCGTTCCGGCAGGCCACGATGACGCTGCACGGTGCGTTCACAACCTTCAAGGACCTGCTCAGCCAGGCGAGCGCAAGCAGCGGCGCAGGCATGTTCGGATGGGTGCAGAAGTTCCTCACCACGACAGACAAATCTCTTTTCTCGCATCTGTACAGCGGCAAGCCGGTGACGATGACGGACTTCTTCAAGGCAGTAGACACCGGTCTGTCTCCGAGGACCCACATCGTCTGGGATCTGCTTGAGTCACTGCGCGGTATTCTCGAGGGCATCAAGGAAGACTTCACCGCACTGGCGACCGCCATCTGGATCGCGCTCACGCCATTGTGGTTGCTCGAGAAGGTGCTCGGTGTCCCCGGTGCGAAGTACGGCATCGGTTACGCGCTCCAGGTCGTCAGCTTCTTCATGGGCATCTACATTGGGCTGTTGCTCTTGGCCAAAGGTTACGAGTACGCTCTCGCCGCAGCGGGTGTAGTCCGCCTCGCCGTCACGAGAGGATTGGCTGCTGCCGAATGGGTGGCTGACGCGGCTCTGGCTGCTTATGTTGTGACGATGGGTATCTACAACGCTATTGTAGACTGGGCGATCTGGGAGACTCTAGCCCTGGTGTTCTCGCAGGAGGCACTAGCTGTCGCCACGGAAGAGGCGACGCTCATGACGATTCTTCAGGAGTTCGCGATGGGGCTGTGGGCTGCGGTCGTGGGACTAGCAGACCTGGCGGTAGCAGGCCTGATCATCACGATCGAAGGACTGACCGCTGCCTTCGTCACGCTCGACCTTGTCTCGGTGATTGGCTGGGTCATCCTGCTGGCCGCAGCGGTCGTTACTCTGTACATGAGGTGGAAGTGGTTCCACAATGAGATCAACGCTCTCGCTGACTTCCTGCGTAAGCATTGGGTGCTTGCACTTATCGGACTGGGTGCACCGTTCCTCGCCGCCACGATCCTCGTGATCGAGAACTTCAACAAGATCCTGTCGGTGGCGCAGAAGGTGTACGACTGGTTCACCAAGCACAACCTGCTTCAAGCGGCAGCCAACTTCATTCTGCCATTCGGACTCGGTAACGTGGTCGGTGGAATGATGGGTGGGCACGGTACTGGTCCCACCGGTGGCGGTGGCGCGTGGTACACGCATCCTTGGACATATGCCAAGTACGCTGACCCGAGCTACTGGCTTGGTAGAGGCATCGGTGCGATCCCCGGTCTACAGGGTGGTGGCCACGTCATCACCGGTGGTCTGGCCATGGTAGGTGAGCGCGGCCCTGAGCTTCTCGCGCTCCCATCGGGCGCGAGCGTTCACTCTAGCGCGCAGAGCCTAGCCGGTGCAGGAGGCTTCACAATCAAGATCTTCCCGCAGGCGATCATGCTGGATGGCAAGCAGATAGGAACAGCCCTGGCAACAGCGGTGACTGATGCGGAGGCTAGGCAATGAGCAGCTACGGGCTGGGCAGCGAAGTTGCAGCTGATCACTATGTGACGTTCAGCTCATCTGCCGGACACCGGGTCAAGATGCTTCTGGATGCAGCGGCCATCGGTATCACAGGAGGCCACGGTGGCTGGGAGGTCATTCAGCGACCCAAGCGCACGAGCATCACGCGCTGGAAGGGCAAGGACCCGTACACGATGGATGTTCCCATTGTCTTCAACGGGATCACGCCGTACAGGAATACGGAGGCTGACATTCAGACTCTGATCAAGATGGCCGAGCCTACTGGTCACCTGAAGCAGCCGCCGACGCTGAAGCTAATCGGGGCTGCCTTCCCTCTCACCGTCAGCAATCGGTGGTGGGTGATCACTGACATGACCTGGGACACCAGCAACGCCACCTGGTACCGCTTCGGACACATTACCGGGCGCACGCGGCAGAGCGTAGTGGTGCATCTTCTCGAGTACATCGATGAGCAGATCATCATCACGCAGCCGTCACCTGCCGTACTCAACGCGGCGCGCGGCGGAGACAAAGTCGTGAAGAGCTCAGGGCTGACCGCGAAGCAAGAGGCGCAGAAGCACTACGGTGATCCGTCCCTGTTCAACATCATCATGGAAGCGAACCCTTGGCTGCCGATTGACACGCGCCTTGGCATCAAGGCAGGACAGGATCTGATCATCCCCGACCCGAAGACAAAGAAGAAGAAGTGACCGCTGCCTCCAGAGTCATAGCTCTACAAGCTGCCCCGATGCCCGATCAGTTGGAGGCGCTGGAGCATGACGTTGACATCCTTGACTTCCAGCTGGAGATGCAGAACCAGTGCGGGATCGATCTGACCAACACGATCAGTGCTGCCACGATCGAGCGTACCATCGAGGGTGCGAGCACGCTGACGGTCATCGTAGAGGATGATGTAGACCGTACGATCCAGAACAGCGGTCGTCTCGGTCGGCACGTAGACGTAGAGCTTGATGGTCTCTTCTTCACGCTGGTCGGTGTCAAGAAGCAGGCGCGACAGCTGACCCTGGTATTCGAAGATCAGGCGATCAACGTGCTACGCTACTACAACACGTTCATTCAGGCTGACCGTAGCAAGGTGACGCGTGCTGAGTTCGTGCTCCGCATGATCCGTGAGGTAAAGGAAGTGCCACTCACCTGGGTGATCCCAGAGTTGAAGGTCATCCAAGAGGTCAGCGATGTCCAGCCTGGACAGGTGATCGTGAATCCTGACGGCACACCAATGGTGGCGGTGAAGACTGACAAGGCTACGAAAGCTGACGCGAAGAAGAATCGCAACAAGGGTATCACCCCGCCTGCTCCGCAGGATACTCACGGCCTGACGGTCAAGAGCGTCGCGATGGACACAGAGCAGTGGGACAACGCGGTCACGATCATCAACACCGGCGTCGCGATGAAGATGAGCACCAAGGTGATTGTGTGCTCTATCATGACCGCCATCGACGAGAGCGTACTCCGCAACCTAGTAGGTGGTGACCGTGATAGCGTCGGTGTCTTCCAGCAGAGGCGGTCTATGGGATGGCCTGCCACCCGAAACGTGGCTACAGATGCGGCAGCGTTCTTCAACGCGGCGCAGCCGATCGACAAGAACAATCCTGGGATCAGCTATAACGATCTCTGTCAGAGTGTGCAGCACAGCGGCACACCGTATGCCTATGGTCAGTACTACGACGAAGCTGCCCTGATCGTGCACGCTTATGGCCTGGATGTGAAGTCCGGTCTCGTTGATCCGAAGTACACCGTCTCGGGTGGCAACAACATGCAGGCTCCCGACACGATCCCGGACTACAGCACCGGCGCATTCTTCTTCACGCGGGGCACGCTGTCTACGGACAGCATCGGTGAGACGCTGTTGACCAAGGAGGACAGCTGGACGTGCATCAAGCGTCTGGCCGACGAGGTCAACTGGCGAGCGTTCTGCGTCAGCGGCGTGATCTACTTCATCGACGACAAGGACCTGTTCGCGAGCAAGCCGTTCATGGTCATCAGCGAGGACACCGATGGCATTGACTGGATCGACTACGACTACGATGAGGGCAAGCGCAAGGCTACGGTCACGGTCACCGCGCATCTGTCGCGCTGGAGCGCACCTCCTGGTTGCACGGTGCAATGCATCAACAGCGGGATCGTGAATGGCAAGTGGCTGGTACAGGACATCAGCCGTAGCCTGTACGACCACATCGCCACGATCACCATGATCAAGCCGCAGCCGGTGCTACCGGAGCCCACCACTAGCTCTACGTCCAAGATCATGGATGGCAACACCGGCAACAAGAAGGCACAGCCAGGTGGAGCACGCGCCGGTAGCGAAGGACCGCTGGGCTCTGTTCAAAACAAGATTGTCTCCTATGCTCGGCAGCAGCTGGGCGTCACCTACGTGTACGGTGCAGAGAAGCCTGGTGTAGCATTCGACTGTTCAGGGCTGGCTCAGGCAGCCTACAGCGCCGCGAACATCAGCATCCCGCGCGTAGCACAGGATCAGTTCAACGCCGGCACTCCCATCTATCCTCCGGATGTGCTCAAGCCAGCTGATCTGGTGTTCTTCGGTTCTGACTCCAGTCACATTGAACACGTTGGCATCTACATCGGTAACGGAGCGATGATCGACGCGCCGCACACCGGAGCGGTTGTGCGCGTAGATGATGGCTTTACCAGCTGGGACAATCCACCCTACGCCGGAGCGGTGAGACTGTGGCAACAATAACAGATCTGATCCCCGAGGCACAGAAGCATGGCAAGGCTGTGATGCAGGGCACGTGGTACGGCATCATCGCCGCCACACCAGCCGGGTTCGACAAGAAGGTGTACGTCATCATCCCGGACATCAGCAAGGATCACAAGTGGGGTCCGTGCAACTGGATGGCCAAGGACAACGTGACGCTGCCGCAGATCGGAGACCAGGCACTCATCATCTTCGACAACCGGCGCGCACCCTGGGTGGCTGCCTTCTGGTCGGGTACCAGGCATCCGAGGGTCACCATCGGCACCATCTATGACGCTACACCCTCTAACCCGGTACACGGCGACATTTGGAACTGTCTCGTAGACGGGAATGTCGGAGTGAGGTGGCAGTTCATGTACAATGCTAACTCTACCTCTCCGTATAAGTGGGAGTTTATCGGCGGCTCTCCGTACAGATTTGCCGTGGGTGGCTTCAGCACTTCTACGGTGAATGGATGGGTGTATGGTCCGAACCAGTACACTACACCGCCGCATGCAGGAGACTGGGTTGCACATGCTGTTGCTGAGGTTGATAACGGCAATGTTGCCGGATCTATGACATATCTCGGAATCCAGATGGGCGGGATTCTGGGCGGAGACAATGGCTTCCGTCACCCGCAGTGGACGGTACAGGGTATGTCAGCTAGTGTGTACACCGAGGCAAAGTGGACCAATCTTCCGGCATCACAGGGTACTGGTCTCGGGTACTATTGCGTAACATACGCGGCTAGTTTCTCTGATCAGATAATGTCCCTCCAGCCCGTCAGGATCTCCTAATGGTCAGTGTGCCTCACTTCGACATGCCCTTCCGCTTCGGCACCGGCGGAGCGCATGCTGCCGTAGTAGAGCAGAATACCGGCGACGACGTCACCAACTGCGTCGAGGCCTGTCTTCGCACCACACGCGGTACAAGGATGTTTGTGCCAAACTTTGGAATCACCGATCCGCTCTTCGCCATCAAGCAATCACCCTTCCTAGCCATCGAGCAGATGCAGGCTGAGGTGCAGGAGAACGAGCCGAGAGCCTCCACTCAGTTCACCGACGTTGGTTCGCTCGACGCTATGATCGCCAACATCATCGTGGAGGTGTCAAATGAGTAGCACTGGCTACATCACCTACCCGATCACCACCGATGCTCGCGATCTGATGCAGCGAGCTTTTGACTACCTGGCCCTCAAGGTTCCCGGATGGGTGCCTGCTGAGGGGAACCTGGACGTGTGGATGATCGAGGCGTTTGGTAACGAGGCTGCCGACATCCAGACTCTGGCCACCGAGGTACCGAAGAGTCTGTTCCGGTACATGGGTGCAAAGCTGTTCAGCTTCCAGCCGATCGACGCCGTATCAGCTACCTGTAGCACGACCTGGACGATGGTGGACAATCTGGGTCACACAGTGCCGGCAGGTACGCAGGTCTCGATTCTGGACGGTAACGGCAACTCTATCCCGTTCACCGTCTTGTTCGATCTGATCATCCCCGGTGGCAACACGTCCGGCACCGCAACGATCTCAGCGTCCACTCCTGGGGCAGCCGGTTCTGGTCTTGGCACTCCTGGCGGAGTTGTGAACCTGATTGATCCGCTTGTATTCGTGCAGGGTGTAACGCAGGTAGCGGCCACCACCGGAGGGATCGATGCTGAGACGGATGACGCTTACCTTGCTCGTCTCAGCAACGAGCTTCAAACCCTGACGCCGCGCCCCATCATCGCTCGTGATTTCGGGATCCTTGCACAGAACGTGCAGGGAGTGCAGCGCGCCATGGCCATTGATCTGTACAACCCTTCCGACGGTACGACGAACAATCAACGCATGACTACGGTGTACTGTCTGGACTCCACGGGCACGCCTGTCAGTTCGGCGGTCAAGACTGCGGTACAGACGTATCTGCAATCTCTACGCGAGATCAACTTCGTCGTGAACATGGATGATCCGACCAAGTCTGAGGTGAACGTAGTCGTGGCGGTCACCATGGCCGTAGGCTACACCGCAGCCGACATCATCTCGCGAGTGACCACGGCCATCATCAACTTCCTGAACCCTGCAACTTGGGGTATCTCTCCGTCAGATAATCCTGCGAATCCGATCACATGGATCAACACGCCTGTGATCAACCGTCTTGAGCTAGCCTCCGCCATCACAACCGTGGTCGGCGTGAACGTGATCACGAGCCTCACGCTCGGTCTTCACAGCGGGTCGCAGGCTGCAACTGATCTGGCCCTGCCAGGCAAGGCACCCGTTCCCTTCACAGTGGCAGCTGACATCACGGTGACAGCGAGCTAATGCCTGCCCCGACCGACGCTGGCTCTTTCGCTCAGGCCATGTATGGCCAGATGACCCCTGTTCAGAATGCGGAGGTTCAGACCGGCTATGCGCTACTCATCTTCCTTGGCGCGATCGGGCAGACGCTGCAAGACCTGGATTACCTTGCGCACGCTCCAGATGCGAGCCATCCTGTATGGTTCAATCTCATCGACCTGGACGCGGTTCCTGATGCTGGTGTGCCTTGGCTCGGTCAGTTCATTGGTATTCGCGCAGCCCCTGGCCTAACTGTCGCCCAGCAGCGGCAGCAGATCCGTGACCACATCAGCTGGCAGCGCGGTACACCAGCGGCGATTGCGTCGGGTGTGCGCCTGTTCCTCACTGGGACACAGACGGTACAGATCGCAGAGCGTGATACGGGGCCATACCACTTCACGATCACGATCAATACCGCAGAGGCTCCGGCTGATACCACCGCGCTGGTGAACTACGTCAACAACTTCGCAAAGCCAGCCGGTCTGACCTGGACACTTGTCGTCGGTACCGCGCCACCGGCGACATACGGATCCATCTACACGCGCGGTGATACATATATCACCATGTATCAAAGCTTCCAGACATACAACGACGTCCACTAGGGGAGGAACATGCTCAGCACACCCAGACGGGCGATTCAGTACCCAGATCCTGCTGCCAAGACTGATCGTGCTGACATCGCCACCCATCTCAGCTATATCGCTCTTGCCGCTGATGTATCTACCCTTTACAATCAGGGTACGGACGCTGCGCGTCAGGCAGCTGCCCATCAGGCTCAGGGTGGCCGGTTCTGGTGGGCCACCGATACCAAGGTCATGTGGTATGACGATGGCACCACGTGGCAACAGGTCATCCCGACGACGCCGGTCAACACGCAGGTGGCGAGCTACACACTGACGCTGGCGGACAACAACGGTATCGTCGAGCTCAATGTCGCAGGCGCGAACACACTCACGATCCCGAATGACACACTCGCGAACTTTGCGGTCGGTTCATCCGTGACCGTCACCCAACTGGGTGCAGGTCAGACGACGCTGGCGGCTGCCGGCGGTGTTACGCTCCGTTCCTACAACAACAGCCTCAGGATCGCCGGTCAGTACGGTATCGCCTCTGTCATCAAGCGTGCCGCGAATGACTGGTACGCTGCCGGGAACCTCGTGCCGTGACCAAGCCTGGCGTCCTCTGCGTTGATCGGGTCAACCCAACTGTGGCCCTGACCAGCCCTGCCGCTGGTACGGTGTCGGGCACGATCACAGTCGCAGCCACTGCGGCAGACAACGATCAGGTCGCCTCGGTTCAGTTCAAGGTGGACGGTGCTAATCTAGGCAGTCCGATCACGGTGGCACCCTTCCAGATCAGCCACGACACGCACAACCTGATCAACGGAGGACACACTTACAGCGCCGTTGTTCTAGACCGCGTTGGCAATCAGAGCAGTGCATCGGTCGGTGTTACGGTTGCGAACAATCCAGCAGTTACGCTGACCAGTCCTGCTAATGGCTCTACGGTCAGCGGAACGATCACTTTGGCTGCGACGGTGACCAACTATGGCACGGGCCTGAACGTACAGTTCCTGGTTGACAACGTGAACAGAGGTGGTGCGCTGTTCACCCCACCGTTCTCGATGAGCTTTGACACAACTCAGCTAGTGAACGGGAATCACCAGATCTCTGTCCTCGTGAGCGACGGTCAGGGCAACCAGACCAGGATTGACTATACGGTCACGGTCAGGAACAACCCGATTGTGGGGATCACCACTCCTGCTAGCGGAGTGAGCGTCTCCGGCGTGATCAATCTGCAGTGCTCAGTCACGCAGTACGGTACCAGCGCCACCGCTCAGTGGAAGGTTGATGGTACCGGCATCGGTGCGCCTGTAGGCAGTCCGTACAACACAACCTATGATACCCGTGCACTCGTGAACGGGAACCACACATTCGCGGTGACAGTCACTGACGCGCAGGGTAACGCCACAACCCAGAGCGTCACGGTTGCATTCCACAACCTGCCGGTCGTGAGCCTCAGTCCTTCCGGAAATGTCAGCGGTACGATCACTTTGTCCACCACCGTCACGCAGTACGGCTCTAGCTGCACCGTTCAGTTCCGCGTAAATGGCAACAACGTGGGTGGCGCGCAGAGCGGTGGCAATGGGACATACACGCTCGCATACGATACACACCTACTCGGTGCCGGTGGTAACACGATCTCGGTGGTGGTAACGGATGCCCAAGGCAACTCTACCACGGTTAGCCAGAGCATCAACGTCACCAACAGCATCCCCGGCGCAGGGACCGTCACGCTCGGGAACCACGCAGAGTGGAATGACGGTGAGGGCTACTATGACGATTACCGTCACAGTCCACCGTCATATGATGACTCGTCAGACGGTAACTGGATCTGGACGGCCACCGGCGCGAAGTACACGCCTGTCTACCTGCCAGGCAACCCAGACCCGACACACTACCAGATGCGGGTGTGGATGCACGGCGACCGTGTTGAGGGTGGTTCAGACGGCAACGTCTGCTACATGGACTTCCAGGTGGGCGGCTCTGGCTGGGTGAATGTCTGGGCCAACGGTCCCACCTGGGGATTCAACCTAGGACCGCTCTGGAATGTCAACGGCGGCGAAGCCTGCTACGCTCACTGGTACTGCTCCAGCCCTGGGTGGAACACCTGCTTCTGTCAGGGCATTGGCTTCTACTATGACTTCGTGCTGAAGTCTGGCTACAACTCGTAACGCTGAGCAGCGTAACGCTGACTAGCGTAATGCATAGTTGAGCCAGTTCAGCTCATTCTGTAGCCGCTGAACTGCACCCTTCGCCCAGCGCTGAGTATCAGCGTCCTGCACCAATCCCCAGTTCGCGATGTAGGTGAGCCGTGTGCGCAGGACAACTTGGTGTGCTTCCCACCATTTGTCCCAGACCACTTGGGCAGCCTCTTTCCGTACATCCTTGGGAACAGCCTTGGTGGTCTCACCACCCCAAGCTTCGAGGCACTGGCGTGCTACATGGGCCACACGGCGGCAGCGTTTCTTGTCCTCACGTAGTTCAATGAGCTCTGCATCGCCTCCGATCCGACGCGGGATTTGGGAGGCTGCTTGTGCTACGACGTACAGGGTGAGAAGACGTTCCCTTTCACCCCTCTCTATCTCCACTGGGTTTTCGTCCCTAATCGCTACTCCAGGATCATAGTAGGCTGCTAGGAACGCGGACGAGGCTTTGGAGGGGCCATTATCCATCGTTACCCCTATTTCGACCGAGGAATTCACCCGCCGAGACTTTCGACGATGGAGGAGCCATTACCCATCCCCGCATCCACGCTCGTTCATGTACGCTAGCCACCGTTCCGGCGACCAGTTCGGATTCGGAATCACGTGGATTACGTCGTACAAAAGGTCAGATCTCTCGATCACGGTGAGGATCAGATCTGCCTGAGACAACGAGACGAAACGGTACTCAGCCTCAAGCAATCCATAGATGCGCCTGATGTGCAAGCCGGTCATCTCCTTCAGCCAATCACGTGGGCCCATCACCTTGCCCCACTGCGCATCCTGCGGGTACTTCGCGGCAAACTCAGCTTCCCACTTCTTCAGCACATCAGACAGCTGTGTGCCGAACACGACCTGAGCCTCACCCTGGCCGCCATACTTCTTTTCTTCCGCCTCTACCTCGGCACGCAAAGCAGCGAGCCGCCGCTCAGAGATCGGTGCCATCCTCTGAGCGTGCAGCCTCGCCGTATGCGCGCCACGCGGGTGGCGCTGATATGTCATTTTGGCCGGTCTTCGTCCGACCAGGTGATGCCGGCGTTGGCGTTGGCCATCCACTCTTCCACCTCGATGGGCGGGATGACGGCAGTGCCTTCCGCCCACCGATCCGCACCGATGCCAGCCTCAGAGAACGCTTGTACGCGATCACGAATGGTACAGCCGCGATCGATGGTTCCCATGAAGACGCAGTGCCCCGCCTTGTAGCAGACCGGCGCGAACGTAGCTGGGATCGGTGACGCCAGCTTCTCGAACTGCCAGTCTGACTTCGCAGCGGCGTAGACGCCATCGTTGATCATCGATGGCTTCTTGTACATGTAGCCTTTCTTGTTCCTGATGGACTTGATGATGCCGAGAAAGACGCTGCGCCACTCGAACTGCGCCTGAGTGCACAGCCGATTGCCAGCGTGCTCCAGCAGCCCACGCAGGTTCGTCTTGTAGATCACGCGCGTCGTGACGCAGTGGGGTAGGATGCTGCGAGCGTCTTCGGCGGGGATGCCCAGGGCGATCAACTTCTCGTAGGCATCCTCGACGTCCTGCATGATGTCGCACCAGATCTTGAATGCCGGCTCGTCACCGGCTGGGCCTGGTACGATGTGCGGCGGTAGGGCTGCCTCATGTGCGAAGCCACGCTTGACAGCGAACCGCAGGCTTTCCTGCGCGTACACGGCAGTGCGCTGCCGCACAAGCTGATGAGTGAAGGAGCGCGTGACCCCTTCGATCATGAACATCAGATCGATGAACTCCCATGGTGCCTTGAGGTGAGTCTTGATGCTCTCGTCCCAGGCCCATAGGCGCTGCTCGTCCGTGATATCCTGTAGGTCATAGACCGGGTCCCCACGGTACATGCGGAACCCGGCTGCGAGTGAGCCGAGCGGATCCGGCGTGGCGCTGAGGAGGGTAACACTTGGTACTACAGTGGTACCCTCCTCGCGCCGGATCGGCACCGACTCGTACATCGCAGCGTCACCATACCGCACGATGTCCGAGCCGCTCATCGCTAACCCTTCTTCCGCGCCACGACAGCCTTGGCCGTCTTCGTTTTCATGTAGTCGGCCATCTGAGTGGACTTCGGCCGCAGCTTCGCGACCTCTCCAGTCAGAGCAGGCTTGAGAACAACCGCTGCCTTGACAGGCGGGCTGTCGGTGTCCTTGACGGACTCGATCCCTCCGAATCCGACAACGGAATCACCCTTCTTCCAGCGTGCTCCCTTGGCCTGCGGTGCCTTGTAGCGCCACGTGATGCGGACGACGCCAGGCATGGTGAAGTCCTCACCAGCCTCGATCTCGTCCGCCGCGATCAGCGCGATCGCGTCCATCACGCTCTTGACGAGACCCGGCTTGATGCCGGTCTCCTTCTCGACCTCTACTGCCAGTTCGTGCTTGGTTAGCGACATGCTCCCTCCTGTTAGACTACGTTACAATCCGCAGTCGTGTCGCGTGTTGGGCCACGGGGTCCATCCCCGCGCCGCATAGCCGTTCCTTCCGGCTTGTAGCTGTGCCCAAATGGGCCAGTGATCTGCCGTGCCCCACCTCCGAAGGAAGGCACCCCCGTAGGCCTCCATGAAGTTGTAGTCCATTTGCAGGCCTCCATAGTATGGCCCGTTCGGATCTGTCCAGCTTCCTTCGTACTGGTGAATGCACAACAACCCGTTCGTCACGTAGTCCGAACGCTGACCCGAGCCGTTCGACGCGTGCGAACTTGCTACCATAGTGAACGCCACGCACAGCGCGGCGAGGATGACGTGTACCCTTCTCACAACCCTCCTGCTGTGGATTACTCGGCCTCGCGAGCGCCCATCCCTTCTCGCGGCAAAGTGCATGCCTCTCAGTTATGGTGAGTGCCATGCTCCCAACTCTCACTTACTCGTCCTCGTCGTCCGACGACTCTTCGTCGTCGGCGTCCTCGGCACCCGGAACCGGCTCGCCCTCGGGCAGTCCGGTCTCCGGGTCGTTGGGCGTGTTCTCCGGCGCTGTGGTCGGCTCCGGCGTGCCTTCGGTCGTCTCGTCTCCCACGTTCTCTCCTCTCATTGTTTGGTGAAGCGTCCATTCGCATCACGAGTTCTCTTAGCCAACCAGGCTTTTTGTCCCGGATCAGCCCATCTATGCTGCTGACTCTGGCTAAGCCTATCGTGGTCTGCCGGATGCTTCAGTCGATGCTCCCTTGTACCCACCTGCTCGAGATGCTTTGGATTGTAACATCCCTCATTACGACAGGTGTGGTGTACCTCTTTCGTTCTATCGATAGACCCGTATCGGATGAAGAATGCCACCCGATGCGTTATGTACATCCCCTTGCTTGGTACCAGGAAGCATCCGTACCCTTCACCGAATGTCTTCCCCTTCCAGAGAACGCAGGCGTTCCCTTTTGGAAGCCTTTTCACGAGCCGCAGAAACTCTTCGATGACATCTGGGGTGATTTCCTTGGCTAGCATTCTGGATCGATCACCCACATTTCGCTAATGCTCACCTGACGAGTCGGCATGTATCCAGGCTTGACTCCGCGTACCAGGATAAGGTCCTTCCCTGGACGTATCCCCCACACCTTTTGACGCAATCTCGGATAACGCCAACGGTCAACTCGTAGACCTAGCTGATCGCTCTCGTCGTCACCGACCATGACGCACCATTTGTCGAGGTGGGGATCCTTGATAGGTCTGCCGTTCAGCATCGGGTGCTTGGGGTCGCTCATGTCGAGCTCAGCACCCTTCGCCTGGTTGAACTCAAACAGGTCGCGCTCGTTCCGCGTATAGATGCAGCCGAGCCACACGACCTCGATGTCCTGCCCCTGCTCGTAGGGCAGGTCCTGCGCCACATGCGTGGGCATCGGAAGGTTGTCTAGGTCACCATGTTCGATCTCGTTTTTGACGGCAGCTATGGCCTTGTCGAGCCATAGCGCGCCGAACGGATCATCACCCGCGTCGGAGAATGCCTTGATCTTCTGCATCGTGATGGGGCCGACACCTTTGACCTGCAACAGATCTGGCCAGTCACGCATGCCGTGTTCCGCACGATACGCCACGATGGCACCGCCCACCTTCTCGCCGATGCCCGGTACCTGGCTGAAGCCGCTGATGAGATCGTTGCCCTCGCGCTCCCAGCCGATGCCGCTCACGCGCGGGTGCGGAGGCTTGATCGTCACCTTGCGGCCGAACCGCTGCGAGTCACGTAGTAGCCTGCGTGCCTTCTCAGCATCCGTAGTGACGTTCAGCCGGCACATGTAGAAGACCTCCGGGTGATACCGCTTGAAGTACATGGTGTGGTACGCGATCATACCGTAGCTGACTGCATGACTCGCGTTGAAAGCGTAGGAGCCTGCCGTGATCAGCTTCATCCAGATCAGGCGCGCTAGCTCTTCTGTCATGACGCCGTCACCACCGTGCAGGTGCATGGCACCCTTCAGCGCCTGTTCCCATTTACGGTTGAACTCCTGGTCGCCTGACTTCTTGCTGATGATGCGGCGCACCTCAGCGCGGTGCGTCCAGTCAAAGTCAAAGATCGCGCCCAGCAGCCTCAGGATCTGTTCCTGGTAAACAATCTGACCATACGTGCTATCGCAGATCTCGCCCATCGCCGGATGGAGTTGGTCAGGTTCTTTCCGGCCCCATTTGATGTCAATGTAATCATTAGCGGCGCCATTATGCAGAGGACCAGGACGACCCAAAGCTGTGACGTCGTAGACATGCTTGAAGTGATCCGGCTGAAGTGCACCGTTGACGTAGCGGCAAGCGCGACCGTCGAACTGGAAGATGCCAACGACATCGTTCTCCTTGAATCCTAGGATGACGGCGGGATCGTCGAGTGGCATGTTGTAGAGCGTGTCGAGATCCCAGCCCATTTCCTTGCGCATATGGTCTAGTGCCTCGATCGTGCTCAGGCCGAGCGCGTCTATCTTGAGGAGTCCCTTTGCTTCTGCGTCGTACTTATCCATGCTAATGACCTGACGCGTCTCACCCTTGACTTTGCGCTCGTAAATAGCGGCCACATCCGTGATGGGACCAGTAGAAATGACCATTCCCGCCGCATGGACTCCAAATCCAGCGTAGTTGCCCTCAAGGTCAAGTGAAGCTCCAAGATCCGGATATCTCTCAAAAACCTCGCGTGCCTGCGGGAACTGCTCAGCCGTGTCTTCCACCGTGGCGCTGGCGCGGAGGTCGCCTGATGACCGTTCGATGAGAACATCTTTGATCTTCTGTATCTCCCAGTCGGGGACATGGTACACCCTGGCCGCCGCGTCCAGGCTGTTCTTTCCTTTGAAGCGTGTGAAGGTGCCGATCGTGCTGACCTTGCCCGTGCCGTACTTCTGCTCCATGTACTGCCAGATATCGTTACGGCGGTCGCTGCTGAAGTCAATGTCCACGTCGGGCAGGTCCTGGCGGGTGACGTCGATGAACCGCTCGAAGACCAGGTCAGGGTACTTCATGGGGTCAACCTCGGTGATGCGGAGCAGCCAGCAGATGAGCGAGCCTGCGGCGCTACCGCGTGCGGGTCCTACCGCGATGTCGTGATCCTTCGCCCAGCGCACCATATCGCTAATGACGAGGAAGTAGTCGATGAAGTCTTTGCCCTCGATGACTTCCATCTCGTGCTTGAGCCGCGCTTTGTATGCAGACAGCTGCGGCTCGGACAGCTTGTTACACCGGCGGTACCGCCACCCGTCCAGGATCCAGTCCCGCCAAACCTGTAGTGCGGTGTCGTACTGAGCAGGAAGTGGGAACCGCACCATCTCGAGCGATGGGAGCTCAACCGTACAACGGTCGGCTACTTCCCGCGTGGTAAGGATCGCGCGTATGGCTTGCCGCTTGGTGAGTCCGGTACCCATCAGCTTCCGCACGATCATCTGATCCGTCCATGGCGGACAGAGGTTGGCTGAGTAACCCCACTCGCGAGCCATGTCTTCCAGGCTGCGCTTCTCGCCTGGCCGTAGGTTGTGCAGGATCTGCTGCATCTCTTTCTCTTCCGGCACCGTGTAGTGGCAGTCGAATGTCACCACGTATGGTATGTGTAGCTCCTCCGCAATACGCACAAGCATAGGATTTGCTTGCCGAGTCTTCTCAAGTTCCGGAAACGCCTGTAGCTCGATGTAATAGGCATCGCCGAACGTGCGAAGATATTGAGAAGCGAGGCGTCGCGCTCGTCCAAAGGAAGCGTCAGCCTCAGCCACGTGTTTCCCTCCCACGGCGGCTGTAGAAAGTGCAGAGCCTTGACATCCACTAAGTATGACCAACCCGCGCTTATGAGCCGCAAGCATTCGTCCGTCTGCCGTTGGCTCATAGTAGTAACCTCTTGAATATGTATCAGAAACGAGGCGGAGCAGATTGCGATATCCCTCCGCGTGTTCGGCCAGAATGGTAAGGTGATTCTTTCTTTGTGTAGCCTGTTCACCTAGCTCTCCCGTGTAGAGTTCAACTCCGAAGAGCGGCTTGACTCCATTCTTGCGGGCTGCCGACTCAAGCTGGACATGCGAAGAGATATTTCCATGCTCGGTAGCCGCAAGTGCAGTGAGGCCAATCTCTCCTGCCCGCCTGCAATGCGCAGACGGCAGAGCGTAGCCGTCACCGTAACTGAACGTCGTGTGGTGGTGAAGTGAGGCAAACGTCATCTCCCTCGTGCGTTGAGGAAGACGAGCCGTCCGCTTCACCTTCCGGTGGATGATGGGCGTGTGGTGCCCGTGCCCGTCGCGGTGGACGGGCACATGGACACTCAGGAACTCGTGTTCCCTCTCACGCTTCGCCATCAGGTCGTACCCTCGGCGATCCTGATTGCGAAGTTCGCGTAGTTGATGATGTCGGCGAACTCCTCGACCATGTTGGCAATCACGTCTGCCCGCATGGGCTCGGTCAAAGATCCAGCGAGCAGATCCAGCGCGTTGAGAGCTCTGTCAATCTTCGTCCGAATCTGGACGGCCTGATCTCGACAGGAGTACTGCTTCCAGAGCGCGTTCCGCAGTCTCTCACGGTCAACGTGTACTTCCCACGCCATGCGTGTGACGCGCATGTAGTCGTGTGCGTCCTCTTCCGAGAGCGCGCCCCTGGTGTCATAGGTCTCCTCGATGAGTGTCATGAGTGTGCCTTCATTACGTCTTTCGCTCCCTTGTACACATCGTGTAGAAGGACCCCATGCTCCCACCGTGCCCATCTGCCGAGCCGGTGGATGCTGGGCCAACAGTCGCAGTCATTCCCTACCGCCTTGAGTCCCATCTTCCATGTGGGGTCGTTCTCGTCATAGTCAGGCGGCTCGGTCGCGTACTCGATCGAACAGATGCCGCCGATGATGGACCAGCGGTACCACGGATCGTGCGCGTACCCGTTGTAGATGAAGATATCCTTCTCCGCATCCAGCGGAGGCGCTTCGATCGTGCGGATGTAGTATGGCGTGCTGGCGAAGTCATGCTCGTGCTGGCAGATCAGCGGCTGCGGTAGCGTAGAGATCGCGACATCGAACTCAGCCCCGATGTTGGTCAGCCCCGCGATGTTGCCAGAGAAGTCCGTGTCCAGGATCTTCCACTCGTAGCGTTCCCAGAGCGTGTCGTACACCAGCGGTAGGTTCCACGATGGGTACGCTTGCAGGTACCGCTCCCACGCGGTGTATCGGGCAGCGTCGCCGTACACCTTCTTGGCATATCCCTCAGCCGTGCCCAGCCGGACGTACTGTACATAGTTGTCCGGGTACACCGGGCTGATGCCGGGGATCGGCTCGTGTAGGTACATGGCGCCAGGTAGCACGCTCTTCTGTTTGATACTGAAGATGGCTACCTCAGCACCCTCGATCTCCTCGCAGGCGTGAGCCGCGATCAGCCCTGCTGGCCCACACCCAAGAATCGCAACATTCATATCTTGACCTCCCTGAGCAGAGAGTGAAGTGTGGGCTCAACGTAGATGTCCCCGAGGTAGCGGCGAATCATGCGCGCCTCGTAGAGCGTGTTGATGATGCCGTTAGCTTCATCCCTGGGTACGTTGAGAAGTTCCTCGAGATCCTGTCGGCGGAACTTCCCTTGGTTACGGAGATGCTTGGCAAGCAACGGCCGACCCTTGAGGTACTGCGCGATCTTCTTCTTGTTCTCCTCTGCCGCTAGTCTGTCAGCCAAGATCTCCTTGCTGCGCTCGCGGTACCCGAACGTGGGCATACCGTAGAGTACGTTCATGAACTGGCACGCTGTCCTGACGTGCTCAGGTCGCACGACTACCTTCTGATAGGACGGGTCAGTACTGAAGAGGCGCGCGGCTAGAGCTACTGCAACCCGCGCTATTTTTGTGCGAATGTTCGCCGCCTGTACTAACGGTGGGTCCTCTATGTACCGCTTGCCCATCTCATTCGCGAGGTCGAACACCAGCTGCTCCGAGCGCTGATCGAATACCACCTGCTCGGCAGTGCGTGTCCAGGCCCAGCGTAGAAGCGCATGACATGCCTCGGGCGTGTACTTCAGTTCACCGCCACCCACAGGCTGATTGATCGTCTCAGCGGCCACGTCTAGCGACGTACAGGCCATCGCGAGATCGAAGCGCGCTATGTCCTCCGCGTTACCGATGAGAGGCTTGATAGCGTCCACGCCATAGGTGTAGTGCTGCATCGTCGCGTTACGCGGATTGCCCATCCAGAGCAGCCGCGTGCGCGCCCATGTCGCCTCCTGCTGAATCTTGATGAGCTTCGCCTGCCCAGATGAACGGATGTCGCTCATGGCAGCGATCTCTTCCGGCGTCAGACCGCTGATCTCGTCTAGCACCACCAGGCGTCTATCGTTGATTGGCACAACGCCCCACGTGATGGCCCAATCGCGTCCTCCCATCTGCTGTAGGCCACCCACCACGCCTGCAAAGCTGGCAGCCTCACAGCTGATAAGCTCCCCGCCACCGTAATGACGTATCAGCCGCTCGGCTGCCAGGCTCTTGCCGGTGCGTGTATCACCGACGATGAGGCTATCTAGCCAGCCACGTGCAATCAGTTCACCCGCAAAGCTGAAGCTGAGGACGCTATGGAATGTCAGATCCATGAGCGCATGCATCTCCGGGCGTCCGTGGATCCTTGTGACGTGAGTGCTCAACGTCCGACTGATCTCGGCCAGCTTCTTGATCGGGTCACCTGGTGCCTGAAATCTCTTCATCAGCAGAATGCTAGCATCGTCTAGATTGAAACTGTCTACAGCGGTCTCGGTGTACGCGATCTCATGCGCCAAGAACTCCTTGCGCTGATTGTACGGGTTCGCATGCAGCGCGCCCACTACCGTAACGGTGTTGTTCGCCATCAGGTCATGACGTCCTACCGACGTGATGGTGATGCCCTTGTACTTTGCTGCATCCGGCGACGTGTCTGCACCGTCGGTGTAGTCCAGCGCCGGACGCGCGAAAAGTACGTCCACCGATTGCTGCTCCTCGTAGCCATGCTTTAGCCTGCCGCACTTGCCGCCGGGGATTCCGAACGCATCGTTGATCGCATAGGCGAGTCCTGGCTTTGTAGACTCAACCATGGAAAGAATGATCGGATCATCTGGCGCGATCTCGAGGTCAGCCTCACCGCTCATGGCGTTGAGAGGACAGCCCTGACATTTCGCGCCTGCATCTTGCGAGCAGAAGAGATGCACCTTGCGCGGCACGTTGTAGCCCGGCTCCTTGCGTCCCTTTAGCGTTACGACGATGCGCATGGGTGTTCCGGTGCGACTTGAGTCAAAGGTGTCCAGCACCGATACCGTCTCAATCTCAGCGGTAGCCTTACGACGTGCTCCCTTACGCGGGACGTACTGCTCCGCCTCGGACATCGCCAGCTTGAGCGCATCTGGCCCCTCGTCCGTGAGCAGGTCGGTGATGTCCTTACCGTGCTTCGCCAGCACCGGGTACGGCAGCTTGACGATGTAGACCTCCTGCGTGACTGGCAGCAGGCTGCGCGCGATCTTGTTGTTACCAGTCTGGCCCTCTTCGTCCATGTCCTGCGCGATGTATACACGCTTGCCCTTGAAGTGCGGACCCCAGCTGATGTCCCACTGGTTCTCGCCAGCCGTGCGCGTGATCGCGTTGAAGCCGTACTGTATGGCGAGCATGGCGTCCCATTCTCCCGCGACGATCAGAATCTCATATGGGTTAGCTTCCAGGCTGCTGAGCGGGTACAGGCGTGGCGGCTTGTTGTAGCCGGTCTCGCCCCAGATCTTGCGGCGTCCCTCAGCAGGGTTCGGATTGTAGTAACGGATGTTCGCTAGCTCGCCATCGCTATCGTACACCGGGATCGTGTAGTTACGGCCATCCTGGTAGCCGATCTGGAACTTGTTGATCGTGTCATCAGTCAGGCCACGGCGTTCGTGTAGCCACTGAAGAGCGCCGCGATTGCTCATCAATGCTGAATGCCACCCGTCCACCATGGCCTGGCTGATGACGCGAATCTTCTTGTCAGTAGGCTGACCGTTGAGGTTCACGTTACCGTTGTTCGCGTGACGTGGGTCGCCCCACTCAGCCCTGCGGCGGATGAGGGCAGTCACCGGCATGCCGCCACAGATGAAGCAGTAGTAGAGTCCTTTGTCCACGTTGAGGCTTGCCGAGCGCCGCTCGTCGCCGTGGAAAGGACAGTGCATGTTCCATTCGCGTGTACCATCAGCGTTCCGATGAGTCGGGGTCTCTCCCTCCAGGTACGGTTGAAGGTCTCGGATCTGTTTTTGCGTTACCTTAGCCATCAGGAGCAGAGGCCGCTGCAGGAGAAGCACCGGTCCTGCCCAAGAAAGAGAACAGCTTTGACTTCATGCGACTGAGTTCGATGGTGTATGACCACGGCTCGACCGTGCATGTACGGCTCTCGTAGCGGGTCAACATGTCAAAGAACTCATCCTCCCTACTCGCGGGTGGATCAAACAGCCACATCACCTTGGTGCTGTTCAGCCTCTTGAGCTCGTACTCGAAACCAGAGCAGACTAGCGTGGTCGCGAGTGCGAGATCGTCAGTACCGAATGCTCCTCCTGCTACGCCCATGGTCAGTCGAACGGGTTGGCTTCGTCGTCTTCGCGCAGCGCCTCGATGATCGTGTTCTTGAGACGCTCAGCAGCACCGCTGCCGCGCATGCGGGGCATGTCACCGAGGTTGCGATCCTCCCACTCCTTCTTCAGAGCGTCGATCTCCCAACTCTCGTAGTCATCGCCCTCACCGTCACCATCGCCGTCGCCCTCTGTCTCTTCCTCGTCGGCGGCATCGGCCACTGCGTTGTCTTCCTCACGCAGCGCCTTGATGAGCTTGTCGCGCTTGTTGCCACGACCGCCGGGGATGGTGGCACCCCGATCGTTGACCTCTGCTTCCAGATCCTCGTCGGCCCAGTCGTCGTAGCTGCCGACCTCCGGATCGTCCTCGCGCGAAGGGACAAAGCCGTCGGGGTAGCCGGTGTCCTCGGCTTCCTCGTCGTCTGTCTCGATCGCGTTGCTGCTGCCATTGCTGGCAGCCGTCTGTGACAACCCACCGACCTCGTCGCCGTCCTGTGACGGCATCAGCTTGCCGGCATCCGGCGCGTACTCGCCGTTGTACTCCCCGTGGTTGACCTTCACACGGATGACCTTGCCGACCTGCTTGGTGGGATCGAGCTTGCCCTTCTCCTTCAGCTGGCATGCCCTGATGAACTCGGCCAGCTTCCAGTCGGACTCCGGGCCCAGCCCGATGTACGTGAAGAGCCAGTCGTACTCGGCTCCCATGTCCAGCCCGACTCGGATGTCGTTTGCGGGCTGACCGTTTGCCTTCACCTCGCGCTGTTCGCACAACGCGATGCGGGCGACGCGCAGTCCCGTTGGGACTTTGACGCCGGTACCGCCACCGGATTCCTCGACGCCGGTGACGTCGTAGTCAATGAGCCTTGCCACTACTGCTCCCTTCTACCTCGTCGTGTAGCAGTCGCACCGCCACGCCGATTGCGCATGTCAGCGCCACCGCGCGCTGCCTCTACAGCCCGCATGATCTGCGGGATCGTCGGATCGTCTACATACCCATCCGGTAGGAACGCATCAAAGTGATCCTTGGCGTAGTACCGGCTGGACTCGGTGAAGTGGATCCGACGAATCTCTTTCTTGCCTTCATCAACCACTTCAAGGAAGCCGACCATGTTCATGTAGCCGCAGATCTTCTCGGGCATCTGACGCACCTGGATCCATGGACGCAGGACGTCACCACCCTCATCGTTGGTTGGGTGCGGTCCTTCCATCGGGTGAGCGGTGATCCCAAAATGGAACCGCCGGCACCCGATCATGTGCCGCACCCATTGCTGAATACGGTCAGCGTTCGTACCGTACTCAGGCTTGTCCTTGCCGCCTGTGGGTGAGATGTTCGGCTTGCTCGTTGGCCTACCGCTCTGATCAAGCACCCAGTTACGGCCAGGCTTGTTCCGCCACGCTGCTTCCCACACGTCGTCCAGCAGTACGTCCTGCGCGATGCTGATGCAGTCCCACCAGATCCACGTGTAGGGCATTGGATCGATATGCTGACACCACTCGAGAATCTGCAACATCTTCTCGTGCGTGTCGGCTACGATCTCGTGCGCACCGCTTGCTAGCGCGCGTGCCGGTATCAGGTCCATGCTGCTGCGAACTATCAGCGTGGGGTACTCGGCAGCGCCGGTCGCGATGAAGCTGGTCTTGCCGTTGCCTGGGCTCGCGTAGACCAGCATCCTGATCCACTCGGACTCGCCCAGCTGCGTGAAGTTCAGGTTTGGCGATGACGGTGCCTGTACCACCGACAGGTTCGCCTGCTGCCCCGAGGCTCGGACGAGATTTTGACCCCTACGTGGCATTAGGAGTCCCGTAGTCCGATTCGCTGCAGATAGAAATGCTGATCCAAGAGCCCATACGTCAAATCACCTATCTCCTCGCACGTTGTCGAGTGCGCCCTTGATCATCGCGGCACACCGCTGCGCGAGAACTGCGTTAGTTGTCCCTCCGTTGATGTATGGAGGCGGAGGGCTGAATGACCTACGCAGCGTCGCGACGCGGATATCGCGTGCCTCGTACTTGTCCATCAGTTCGGCGGGTGTTAGCTCGTTGATGTCCACGGCCAGGTCCATACAGACCTTGAACGCAACCGTCTGCCAAACATCGGACGTCTGCTCTTCGGGCTTGATGATACGGTAATGTTCTTCCATGTCACCTTCCTTCGTACACTTCGTGCTCGCTGTAGGGATCCCAGGCTTGCGTCGTCTGGCTCAGGAACGCGAGCCAGTCGTTGCCTGTCTCGTGTAGCTCGCAGGCATCGCGCATAGCGCACATCGGACAGGTGAACATACCTGGGTTCTTCGTCAGGGGCAGTTCGCCCGATCGGAATAGCTCAATGCGGCGGTAGTCGATCTCCGCGCGACGCATGACCTCGTTACGGTCGAACTCATCCCTGAAGATGGGCTTCCGCGCGAAGTAGGGTGACGGCTGCTTCTGGCTGACGCTGCCGTCCTTGTTCAGATACATCCGCTTGCCCTTGACGAACTGGCTAGGCCGCTCGTCAGGCATGGCCTTACGCATGATGTTGTACAACATTCCCGCGAGACGCTGTCGCGGCCCCAGTCGCGCCGCGTCCCGCAGGAACTGTACGCCGTATGACCAGTATGCGCCTGCTTGGTCATCCAGCACGAGGTGCGACCAGTTCTTGTCGCCGATACCGCTGGTCGTCTTGTGATCCGGGATCCAGATCTTCTTGTCGCGTCTGTCGCGCCAGAGACCGTCGATCACACCGGTGTAGTAGAACCATGGCACAACCCGGCTACCACCTACCGCGTCGGGATCGCGTACCTCGTGGGTGACAAGCACCTTGAATGGCATCTCGGTGGCGAGGACTTCGTAGCGGTCGTCGGCACCGTACTCGTCCACGTAGTTGTTCATCATGGCGATGCCTAGCTCACGGGCATTCTCCCACTTCTCCTCGACATCGCCATTGCCGACGCGCATACCGAAGATCTCTTCGTTCGCAGCCATGTCGGCTTCGTAGGCTGCCTCAAATGCGGTGGCCGGATGCTCGCCACGCTTCACGCCGGGAACGTACCAGGCAGCTAGCGCGCGGTGTACGAGGCTGCCGAAGCGCAGGGCTGGCGCGTCGGTGAAAGGCTTGAGCTTGTCATTGTAGGTGCGGTCCCACAGCCACTCGCACTTCTTGAGCGTAGTCCGCTCGCTTGTGCGGAGCATCGGCAACGAGTTTTGTTGTCGCGCACTTCTGCTGCTGCGTCCTCTTGGCATACCCGGTAGTGTCCTCCCTGATTTGTAGCGTTCTAGGCCGACCCGCCGACCTCGGAACTAGGAAGCCTACCGTAACCGGGACCGGCGCGCTAGTCCGATAAAGTCCGCTATTTACGGCCTTTTTCTGAGGAATAACGGATTCGCGCAAAGAAGAGATAACCTCCCACCAAAGACGTGGCAAATAGGACTAGTCGTGTGTCAGGACTTGACTCGCGCGTATAGCGCGAGGCCAGGTGCTAGGGTGAAAATCCTCTCGATCGCGCGTGCACGCTCGCGACCCATTTTCACTCCAGAGAAATCTTTGAAAGTTCCTCGCTCGCGCGTGCATGCGCGATCGAGAGGATGCACCGCAGTTAGTAGATAGGCCTCGCGTAGCGCGCTCGCGCGAGTCGACGGGATTCCTTATTTTTGGAGTCGGATAGTTTCAGCTGGATTTCCGACTTTTCTGAGATCTCTTTGACCTCGTAGTGACAGCGATTTTTGTGGGATGTCATGGTTTTAGCCACAAAAAAAAGACCCCCGCGACGATCACTCGTCACGGGGGTCGTAGGCTTCTAACAACCGTTCATCGAAGCTGAACCAGTCGTCTTCAGCTGGTTTTATCGGTTGCGACGGCGTTTCTTCAGCTGCCTCTACGTCTTCCGGCAGCCCTACAAACAGCACTTTCAGCACTTTCAGGACGAATGGTAGAAAGAACAACACTAGCGGAAGCTCTACCAACGTCTGAAGAGCACTCATGTGACCTTGGTGGCCACGTAGTTCGGGATGATGCTCCGATTGATGTAGCCACCAACGCTCTTCGCCCTTCGCAGGGCAGTCCATCGCTGGTATGACACGTTCTCGTACATGTAGATGTCACCGGACCGGAACTCGACGAAGACATGCTTCTTCGAGTCCCGGCCGATGGCGGCTACATTGGACGAATCCGGCGTCTGGTGCCAGCGAACCTTCAGGGCCGCAATAGCCATGGTTCCTCCTTGTACTACGGTACGGTTCTACTTCTCGTGTTGCTCTGCGTAGATGCTTCTGAAGCCATCTACGGCAGCCCATGCCTGCTCGTCCTCATAGTTCTCGGCGAGCGTATCGATCGCGGTCAGGAATGCCTCAAACGCCTCGTTCCGACGGCCATCATAACCGTACCGGCGGAACTCCTTGTTGAGCATGCTCTCCTCGGCTGAGGAGTGATTCATCGCATCCCTGTCCGCTGTCTTGACCTCAGCGATGTGGGTCCAAACCGCCACACCTGGAACCTGACTGGCTCGACGCCACGACTGTGAAGCGTTCTCAGACGTTGCCAGTTCCCAGCTGCTGTATGACTTCTCGATGTACAGGTGCTCGCCCATCTTCTCTGGCTCGTAGACCAGCATGTAGCGATCAACTGACGTGGCGAGATCGCTGCGGTCACCGAGCCAAAGCTCGATGACCACAGCCTCATACGCGGTGTTAGGCATCAGCACCCTGGAGACCTCCAGGACGTTGATGTTGTCCTTCTTCCCGAGAATGGTCATGACTTACCGTTCTTCTGGCTCTCGACGATGTTGGCCCTAAAGCCACGCCGACGATGGTCCAGGATGTCCCGGTTGATCTTGCCCTTCTCGATGTTGAGCTCTGCGATCTGTTGCTCGATCGTGTTCTTGGAGCGGTACACGTACACGCCGATCTGGTGCATGCGGCTGGTGTTGACTGCCCGGTCGGCCAACTGTTCCTGGTCGTCCGGTACCCACGTTTCGTCGAGGATGTGAACGTTCTCAACGAGGTCGAGGGTGATAGCAACACCACCAGCAGTCGTGGTCATCACGATGACGCGGGGATCATCCGCCATCCGCTTGCCGTCCTGACGGAACAGCATCTGGTTGACGGTACGATCCTCGTCCTTGGTGTCACCGGTGATCTTGACTGCCTTGATCCCCATGTGATTCAGATAGGCGTGAACCATGTCCGCGACTTCCTTGAACTGCGACGCGACGATCGCTAGAGACTCGCCCTCAGCATCGTCATCCTTGTCGTTACCAACGATACCCTGCTCTGCTAGACGCTCGATCAGCGCCGGCAGCTTGCCGGACTCGTTGGACGGGATGAGATGCTGGATGGTGCGTGTCCCGGTACCGAGACACCGAGGACAGGTCGTGCTGACTGTAACGTCATCACGCTCGTCCGCGATCTTCCCGGCACCCTTGCACGTTCCACACGTGACTGTCCGTTCCTCCATCTCTTCGACGTATGCGTCGGCGAAGACCTTCAACCGGGCATACTCAGCCAAGATGCCGATGGCGTTCAGCTGGAGCTCTTCGATGGTTGTCTCTGCTCTCGCAGCGAACTCCCGGTACTGCTTCTCTTGCTTGGGAGTCATGTCACACCACACGTCGATCCACTGTGCTGCCGGCAGCTGAGGCAGTACCTCAGACCGGAGACGGCGAACCACATATGGCGCCATGGCCCGGTAGAACTCATCCTCACGACCACGCTGGATCGTTCCGATGTCGCTACCATAGCCATTGTTGTTGACATCCAACCACGTCTTAGCCCATTGCCACTTCGACGTGTACTGCCTGGGGTAGATGAAGTTGAGGGCACCCCAGAGCTTGATGGGCTTGCCGCCCATCGGTGTACCTGACAGCGCGTAGCGTCGCTGTGCGTTGACTTCCTTCACAGCGAGCGCGAACTTGCTGTTGCTCTTGGGGTCCTTCTTGCCCGACGCACGCGGCAGACCGCTCTTGTGGAACTCATCGATGGTGAAGGACGCCCATCCATCCGGAAACTCAGCCGGATCCATGAACGGCTCTGCACCGTCGCGAACGGTCTGATACGTGCACACGAACCACACCGGCCACTCCTCATCGACGCACTTCCAGAACTCTTCGATGGCAGCAGCCCGAGTGGATTGTGACATCTCGCCGGAGTACGTGATGACCTCGTGCGGCTTCTCCAGCTTCGCCGTCCAGCGTTCAATCTCGAATCGCCAAACGGTGTTCAGGCTGGTCTTCGGCGCGCACACGAGGTGCGGGCCATCGCCCAGTCCTGCCTCGAAGACGGCTGCGATCGTCTCTGGTGTCTTCCCCAGCCTCTGCTGGTTCAGATTCAGAGCCGACGTAGCCGCGAGGAACTGTGTATCCGCACGCTGGTAGCCACGCAGCCACTCAGCGAGATCGGGCAATGTCTCGGAGATCTTCAGCTTCTCCACCGGCAGATCATCGATGGTGGATAGGTCGTGGAGCATGCGCTCCCGATCAACCGCTTCCTTGCCCCACTGCTTGAATGCCTTACCGAGAACGAGACTAGGTCCCATCCATTTGTTCAGCATCCTCGCAGAGTCGAGTGTGAGGGGAACGGTCCACATGGGACCACCCTCATTCGGAGGAACGTATCGAGCTCCAGGCACTTCCCTAATGCATGACACGAGGTCAGGGTCGTATCTGAAGTAGATCTCGATTTTGTCACCTGCGGCACTCATTTCCGCAAATGCCTTGTTCATGGTACTCCTCGTGTGGTAGTGTCTAGCACCGATCTATTCTACCCTAAGTCGCGGACTTCCGCTTGCGGAAAGGCAGGCGTCCGACCCGAAAACAGTAGGGACAGCTTCGACCGGTGATCGTCGTACCGTTGCGTACGAGCGTACGAGTCCAGTGGCTCTTGCGGACAAGAAAGACGCCGGAGCAGTCTTCTCGTCCACACTCCACGATGAGCCAGCCCGGATAGTCCGTGCTGGGTTTTGTCTTGAAGGGTGGCAACTTGGAGACAAACTCCGCGTCCTCCCTGGTTCTTGCCATGTAACCTCCCTTCCTAAGTGCCAGATGGCACCGGCCCGCCTCACACCGCAGTATGAGGCAGCCGCTACTATCTTGCTTGCAGCATTGTCTCGCGATGGATCTCGATCGCGTACTTCAGAGCCCAGGACCAGTCCTGGTCGCCATCCTCGCTCGCGGAGATGATCGTCTTGTTCATCTCGTCGCGTGCGGCCTGTACTTCTGCCCAGGTTGATTTGGGCCGACGTCTCGGCTGTGGCCGGAAGATCCAGCCCGTAAGCACTGCGGCTATCAACTTTCCTCCCTGGATTAGTAGTGTCCGACGATGGGTAATGGTCCGTCCATCGTCGCTAGAGTGCGAGAGCACTCTGGCCGTGTCCCGTGAGGGACACAGCCACAGCGCTCATACCTGCTTCCGGCGACGTGGGTCGCGTAGCCGGAGGGAACCGACAGACAGCGTCCTCATTCCGCCTGGGTCCGTGTAGAGTTGCACCAAGTGCTTCTCTCTACCCTTCTGCTTCATCGCAGGCAGGAACTGTTTGAAGCCCATGACACGACAGTCGTAGATGTGTGCTGGCAACGTGTATGTCATGCCGTCACTTGTCGTACGTGTCGTCTCGGTGACTTCGACCCAGATCCGGCTCCCCACCAGAAGCCGCTCCAATGGAGTGACGTCTGGCGGGTCGCCGGATTCGAGGACTTCCTCAACCGCCTGTCTTACTTGGGGCTTGCGCCTGCGCGCGTGCCCCGCCGACCGGCTGCCCTGCGACCGGTGGTCGCGCTGGGCTGCGCCTTGGTGGAGGCAGCCCCACGACGACCGCTGGTGCCCGACGGCTGCGCCTTGGCAGACGCAGCGCCGCGCCGACCGGAGCCACCCGTCTTCTTGACCGTGGTGACACCGTCGAACTGCCGACCGCGAGCGGTCAGGTTGCTGGGGGCAGCACCGTTGCCGGCCTGCTCGTACAGCCGCCTGGCCTCGCCGACCGAGATCCCCGCGTATGCGGCGATCCGCGGCCAGCGGAGGTTGCCCTTCTGTGCGGCGTTGTAGATCGCCTTGGGCGTTGCCGCGATCTTCAGGCTGGGGTCGGCGACCACCTCGGCACGCCAAAGCGTCTTGCCGATGATGCCCATGTCGATGTTGGCCTGCTCGGAGTACCAGCGCTCGGAGTTACCGGGCGACTTCTTGAGCAGAGTCACGAGCTTGTCGAACTGGGCCTTGGTGGCCTCTCTTCCTTCACGTGGCATTTCTCGCTCCCTTCGGTGGTAGTGTCTTACTCGGTGAATCAGGTACCAGAGAATGATACCTGAAGGGACAGCCGTTGGCTAGTCCCTAGAGCAACTGATTTCAGCGGCTCCTAAGTGCGCTCTATGGGCCCAGGGAGGACCACCCAGAGCGCACTTAGCAGCCGCCGAACGGCTGCTACAGCCTCAGGATGACATGGCACCTTCATCGATCAGGGCCCACGTCAGCCTGTTGCTGACACGCTCGCTGAGGACGGTGACGGTGAACGGTAGCTTGTCCTCCATCATCTTCTTGCAGACCTCAACGTCTTCCTCGGTGGCCGGATCCTTCGGGCCACCAACCGCTACGACGATGTACCGGATACCGATGATGTCACTCATCGTTGAACTCCTCGTCTGGGTCTTCACCGCGCGCCAGGATCTCCTGACGCTTGGACTTGACTTCCGACGACCACTCGTCGCCGCCGAACATGCGGCCACCACAGATGGGGCCGATGCCGAGCTCACGACTGATGCGGTTCGTCAGACGCCGACCACAGTTGGAGCACGAACCGATCTCCATACCGTAGCGGATCGCACACTCTCGGATGCCTGACTTGACGATCATCTTCGCGATCTTGATCTGCGCGTCGATCGGCAGCTTCGCCTCGCTGGGTCCGAACATGACGTAGATGCGCTTGGCAGCCTTGTCACGACTTTCCCAGCACTGGTAGAAGCGGAGCTCATTGTCTTCAAGCTCCGTACCGGCTTTGGGCAGAGCGTAGCGACCCGGCGGCAATCCGGAGAGAGCCGTGCTGGTCTCTACGCCATCGCTGATGACCGTTTCCCGTGGCCTGTTCGGCAACGGGATCATCAGGTCAAGCATCCTGCGTGCCTTCTCGAAGGAGAGCCTGGTCGTGTCCTCCTGCCAGAACTCATCGGGTTGCACGAGTGCGTCCCGTTGCTCTTGACTGAGTGACGCCAGGTCCTTCTTCTGGCTGAGATCACGGATGTAGTTCAGCTGTTTCTGGCTCGCCCTGCGCTCGCCGGTAGTGGTCTGCGCATCTTGAGCCCACGCTGGAACCGTGTCTCGTTGTACGGTCATATAGCCTCCCTGGTAGCTGGAGTGGAGTTTACCTGAAACTCCGGGTCGGCGCTAGTCCCCTAGCGCCACCCGCAGGCTCAGGTCTTCTCGAGCTTGTAGTACGACACGTCCTCGGGAATGTACACGAGGATCTTGCACTCGTGCCGAGTCGGCGTTGGGATCTGCCGCAGGGCGAGCCATGCATCACTCGCCGTTGGGAAGATCGCTGTCTTCTCGGGATCGTCCCGCATGCCAGACGTGGAGAAGCGTGCCTTGACGTCGCCGTTGAAGTCGTGCTCCAACGAGCGAAGTGTGCCACGCCTGGGGTGCTCGATGATGAACTCGTTATGCCTTCTCACGGAGCACCCCGTTGTCCTTGAGCATCTGCTCGAACTGAGCGACGACGCTCTCATTGTTGCCCTTGAAGCCGTATGTCCGCTTCACGTGGGCGATGACGCTGCGACCGCTGCTGTGTTGCAGACCCTTCAGCTGAAGCCGACATGCGCTCAATTGCGCGAGCATGTGGAAAGCCGCAATGCCATCCGGTGTGTCGATCACGATGGTCTTGTCCATGTTTCACCTCCCTGGTTATAGTACGTCGCCTGACGTACCAGGATGCCGCTCAGCGAGCGGCTCCTGCTGCGTCATACGCTACTTCGCAGCTTGTTGTTGTACCCGACACTGTACAGCGGTAGACGGCTGCCGTCGGCAGGAACAGCGATGATCCACTGCTCCTTCACCTTGACATGCGTGCCGTCCTTCTTGTGCACGATCGGGTGGTGCACCTGAAGCGTCAGGCTGAAGAGCCGGTCGTCTACGACAACCTGCTTCTTGCCTGTCCGCCAGGCGTTGACGATGGTCTGCTGCGGGGTGAGCACCTTGTCACTCTTCGCCATAGTTCATCTCCTCTTCTTCTTGAACGCGGAAGAAAAGGCTGCGGCCTGTGATGCCGGTGTTGACGTATTCGTCCCACAGCAGCTGGGCGTTTTCCGGATCGGCGAAGAGGCTGTGCTTGTCCCGCACAGTCTCGCCTGGTACCCGCTCTTCGAACTGCAGCCTTACCTGTCCGCTCTTTTGCGGATACCACCGAACCCGACGCGTCCAACCTGGACGCTCGTCCTGCCATGCCTTGAGCCAGGCCATGTTAGCCCTGCCTCATGACCTGCACATCGCGCACGCGCCAACCGAAGGAAGTCCACCGTGCATCGGTGGGCTCCTGTAGTCCCGTCATGCTGATGCTGCGCTGCTCGCGCTGT